GGCACGAAAAAGTGGGGTAGAATTTGGGGGCGGCCCCAGGGAGGACGCCTTGGGTGCATTGGATACTATGCTTGCTAGTGGCGCAGTAAAAGCCGATACCGCTATGAAATTGTTACCAACGCTACAAAAAGGCTCCACAGCCACTGGTGCAAGCACCGATGACTTGGCAAAAATCGCCATTTCGGCCATGCAACAGTTTGACATCAGCGAAGATAAAATTGGCGAAGTGTTAGACAAAGCCGTGGCCGCAGGTCAGGCAGGTAACTTTGAATTAGCGGATATGGCGCGTTGGTTGCCGAAACAAATGGCGGCGGGGAAATCTGCCGGCTTAAGTGGTATGTCTGGCTTTGAAGCGTTATTGGTAGGAAATCAACAAGCACGTGTAACCGCTGGGACATCGGACGAAGCGGGAAATAATTTTGCTAACTTGCTTGCTAAATTAACCTCCAAAGAAACCAATGAACGTTTTAAAAATTTAAAGATTAAGGGTAAAGACGGCCAAGAACATGGTGTGGACTTTATTGCCTCCATGGAAGCTCAAAAGAAAAAAGGTAAAAACTCCATCGAAGCCTTTATGAGCATTATGGATCAGGTGATTGGTCAGGATGGTAAATACCAAGAGCTACAGAAAAAACTCAAAGGCGCAAAAAAAGAAGACCAAGCAAAATTGCTAGGTGAAATGGCGAACTTGGTAGAAGGCACCGCTATTGGGCAAGTTATTTCTGACCGTGAGGCATTAATGGCGTTATTGGGTATCCGTAACAACGTGAGCCTCGGAAAAGAAGTAAAAGAAAGCCTGGATAAAAGCGAAGGTGCAGTGGATACCTCTCATGCTGTGATTAAAAATACCAACAGCTACAAAGTGGAAGACGCGAAAAATAGCGTGGATTTTGCCCAAATGGAAGGGATGAAAGGCTTTAATGACGCTTTGGGTGATGTAAGCGTAAAAATTGCCGAATATGCAAAATCTTATCCCGATTTAACTGGCAAGATTGTGACCGCCGGCACGGTGGTTGCGGCGTTAAGTGCTGCAGCTATTACTGCGGCGGGGTCTTTGCGATTATTGGGCGGGAAAGGCGGTTTAGGGCTTGGTGTGGGTGATGCGTTAAGCAAGGGGGCGGGAGTGACCGGTTCGGCAGGTGGCACTGCAGCTGCGGCGAGTACGACAAAAATGGGACGTCTTGCTAAGTTTGGGCGAGGCGGCTTGCCGTTGTTGGTGTTCGGCGCAATGCTCGAAGGGTCGGAAAATTATGCGCCTTATATGGCAAAACAAGAAGAACGACAAGAAACCTTGGATGCCGCAACGAAAGACGCAAAACAGAAGTTCTACGCAGCAGCCTATCCAAGCAAATCGGTGTTTCAGTATGCCCCGCCTGTCCCAGCACCTGAAAAGTCAGTTTGGTCTTTAGCAAGTGGCGGTTATGCACTTGGTGACGCGGCAAAACGCAAAGAGATTGCCGATGAGCGCTTAAAGCGCGGCACATTAACACAAGATGAATACAACCGCCGTGTGCAAGTGCCTGACTATAAAGCTGAATTTCAGCAGTTGGGCTCGACTATCAGCGAAGGTATGAAACAAGCAGTGGAAAGTCAAAATTTCACCATTCAAAATCAAATTCGCGTGGACTTAGACGGTCGGACGATTGCCGAAAGCACGTCCGAAAACCAATACCGAGAACTTAAACGGGGGTAAAAATGAAAGGTTGGACAATGCCAATCCAGCAGGCATCTTATCGCGGTGTGCGGTTTGATGTGGTGAGTGTGGATGATAACTTAGAGCGCGCCACCATTATGCATGCGTATCCATTCGTAAACGGGGGCGATATTGAGGATTTAGGTTTAAATCCGCTCACCATCCAACTGCAAGCAGTGTTTTATGGTGAGGGATATTACACTTCATTTAAACGTTTTTTATCCGCCCTGGAAAAACAAGGTGCGGCGGTATTAGTGCATCCGATTCGTGGCCGCTTGCAAAATATGCTTTGTACCTCGGCTTATTTTCACCATGAAGCGGATTTTGTGGACTATGTGACAGTTAGTCTTAGCTTTCAAGAGGCTATACCAGCAAAACCGATCTTTCTGTTTAATTTTTCTGTGCTTGGGTTGATTGATGAACTATTAACCAAACTCGAAGACTTGGTAGATGATGTATTGGAGCTATATGGCACCTTTATGGAGGGGATCTCTTTTGTCGCTAATGTCAAATCACGCTTATTAGGCTCGTTTGGCGCGCTTTATGGCTGTTTTGAGCAGGTGCGCGATATGTTTGACATGGACAAAAAAAAGCATGCTATCTCAGTAAATACACCGACGTCTAAAGAGGCGTTTAAACAACAAGGTGGTAATGCCGTGCGTGAGATAGCGAGCATTATTCGAGATGGCTTAACGGCTATTGCCAACCGTGATGACCTAACCGTGCGAGCAAAATTTGATGAGGTCACTCGCACCGTGAAAAGCCTATTAGAAATTGCACCGAATTTAAGCAATGGCAAAAACAGCAAATCAAATACCCTGAAATCATTAACGTCATCCTTGACCGCACAAGATACCAAAGAAATCTTCTGTGTAGTACAGTTGTTGGCGACGGCGACTGTGTTAAAAATCGCCACGCAGTTTATTGAGGACGATTCGTTGATCCCATCCGAAATTGATTACATCGTGACGGAATCGCGCTTGCAAGCCTTGGCAACGTTGAATACCGTACGTGCGTTGGTGCAGGCGGAGCAAAACGCGATGACATTACATTACGTCAAAGATGATTTTGGTTTGATGTCATTGCACGCAAAAAAACAAACAGGCGCAAGACAACTGCAAACACCGAACACGGGACTTTATACACAAGCCTATAACACAGCAGAAAAACTGCGTCAACAAAGCCATAAATTAACGCAGTTAGCCTTGGCAGCGATTAACCGCAAACCGCCTTTAATTATTCGCACGGTGGAATTTGATAGCACGATTCAGCAAGTGGCACATGCCTTTTATGGCGACTACACCCGCGCAGGTGAGCTGTTGCGCCTGAATCCGCAAATCCGTTACCCTAACTTTATCGCACGTGGCGAGGTGCTCAATGGCTACGCAAAATAACGGCTACCCGTTTAACAATGAGATTGTGGTTGAGATTGACGGCAAACAGCACAAAAACTGGAAAAGCTACGACATTGACAGCGATTTCTTGATTCCCGCGGACGCGTTCAATTTCAGCATTGGTGTGCCGTCAGACAATACCGTGCTGGCGGATTATTCCGGCAAAACCGCAAAAGTGCTGATTAACGGCGAGCTCGTACTAACAGGCATTGTTGACACTACACAACATTCCATTTCAAAAACTGACCGCACTTTTAGCTTAAATGGGCGCGATAAAGCGTCTATTTTAGTGGATTGCTCCGCGCCGATTACCAACGTTAAAGGATTGACGGTGTTAGATGCGATTAAAAAAATTGTGGAGCCGTTAGGCATTAAAAAAGTCGAATTGCGTGCCGAATCTAATCCAACATTAGATAAAGTTGACATTGACATTGGTGAAACCGCGTGGAATGCACTTATCCATTGTGCTAATTCGGCGGGGTTGCACGCATGGTTTGATCCTGCCGGCACGTTGATTGTGGGCGGTGCGGATTACTCTACGCCTCCGGTGGCGACATTGTGTTGTGCGAAAAACGGCAAACGCAACAATTTTACACAGGCAAGCATGACCACCGATGTGTCACAAAGTTTTTCAGAAATCACCTTTTTAGCGCAACGGCACGGGCGTAGCGGTGACGACAACAAGAACGATCTGAAATGGGTGTTTAAAGATGATGCTGTTGAGACCTACAAGCCGAAAACCGTGATTGTGCCGGATGTGGAAAACTTAGAAGCTCTGAAAAAATGGGCAAAGAAATACATTTCGGACAGTATTTTAAACAGTTTTACTTTGACGATTACCGTGCCTGACCACAAAACACAGGACGGTGTGTTATGGACGCCTGGGCAACGGGTGCATGTGATTTGTGAGGAATACGACATTGACGCGATTTTCTTTCTGATGGGCCGTCGTTTTGCCTTGAGCCGACAAGGCGGCACAACCACGGAACTGCGCTTAAAACAAGACGGTGTGTGGACGCCTGACGCTTATACAAATAAATCGAAAGAGGCGCGTAAGCGCAAAGGTAAAAAAGGCAAGAAAAATAAAGGCGATTTGATTGTATTGGATGGGGATTAATATGCGACGATTGGGACAAGTAATAAAACAACACACGGAAAGCGCCTTGGGCGCGGTACGCCAAGCCTTTCGCGGAAAGTTGAATTTAGTCAAAAGTGCGGACAATATCCAAAAAGTGCAGGTATCCGGATTAGCGGACGAAACCTTACAAGACGTGGAGTTGATGCAACAATTTGGCTTAACATCCGTGCCACCTGCCGGCACTCAAGTGGTAGTATTGCCCATGGGGGGCGAAACGACCCACTCTATTGTGATTGCCACAGAAAACGGTTCTTTTAGGGTTAAAAATTTAAAATCGGGCGAGACCGCTGTTTATGACGAAAGCGGAAGCACAATTATTTTAAAACAAGGTCGATTAATCGAAATTGATTGTGATATATTAAAAATAACCGCCACCACTAAAGTTGAGATCAGTAGCCCGATTGTTGAGACAGACCATGTATTTACTGCCCAAGGTCAAATCAACGGCAACGGTGGCATGGCTGTTCAGGGCGGTTCTGGCGCGTCATTTACTGGTAACGTAACGCAAACAAAAGGTAGCTTTACTACTGATGGCGACGTGACTGCCAACGGTACATCCCTTGTCAGCCATACCCACCGCGGGGATAGCGGTGGCGTAACCGGACAACCTCAATAATCCCAAATTAAAGGCGGTGTGGAACTCTCTCCCCGCCTTTTTCTTTCCCCTTTCTTTTACTCTGTCAGCATGGACAGAGAAATCAGCCCGCTTACCGGGGACTATACAAATTCGCATATCAGTACACTGCAAAATGCTGTGTATATCAGACTGACTACACCTTTAGGCTCGTGGTGGGCAAATGGGCGTGTAGGTTCTCTGCTCCATACTATTCAGCGAGAAAAGGATTTAAGCCGTGTGGGCATGTTGGCACAACAATACGCCGAAGAGGCATTGCAACCGTTACTTGATGACGGTCGAGCCAGCGAAATTGTTGTTACTCACGAACAACCACACAACGGCAGAGTGATTCTTTCTATTTCTGTAACTGACAGCCGGGGCGAACAATACACTTTTAAACACCCCGTAAACGTCATTTAAAAGGTGTTTAAATCGTGTTTATAGTGCCAACTCTCGAAGAAATCCGTGCCAGTATTCTGCGGGATTATCAAACTTATTACCCAAATGCCGACACGTCCGAAGACAGTGACGCTTATGCCCGTGCCAGTAGTTTAGCGGCATGCGCAGAAGGGATTTATGCACACCAAAAATGGCTGATTAAACAGTTTTTTCCAGACACGGCTGACACTGAATTTTTAGAAAAACACGCAGGGTTACGCGGTTTGCGCCGACGAAACGCCACTTATGCAGCAGGCAAAGGTGCTACTGTTAGTGGTAATCCTGATGCAGTGATTGCCGTTGGTTTACAAATCAAAACCGAAGATGGACGTTTTTACGAAACAACAGAAAGTGCGGTGATTTCCGCTAGTGGTTCTGCGTTAGTTGCGGTGCGCTCCCTTGCTACTGGCGCGGTACAAAACATTAAAACGGCTACAAAAGGATCGTTTATGGCGGCGGCCGGCGGGCGGGGG